GCGTTCCCTAAAAGCAGGTTATATACCCAATTTGGGCTTGCTGCCCACGGTTCATTCTGCTGGCATTCTTTCTCATTCGGGTTTCTATTTGCAGTTTTAACCAAACCGGTACCCTGTGTAGAATTAGCATCAGAAGGATATCCTTGTGATGCTAAACCCGGCAACAACTTTTTAATTATTTCTTTAACTGCCTTTAATACATCTGATTCCTGTACATTATCAGGCTTTCCGGAAACTTTATCTATATTCCCAAAAGCTTCTATAAAAATCGCCTGCAACGCCCCATTAATATCATTCATCCAATCTGCCAACAAAGGCGTACCATCAGTACCTTCAGACGTTGTTGCATTTACAGCCTTTCCTCCAGGGTACTTCGGATCACTATCATCCCGATAATCCGTATAGTTCTGGTCAATTTTTATCATCTATCCCCCCCCCTCTTTTATATTACTTTGTTGTATACCTATATCCATTCTATAAACATCACAGCAACCGTATGCACCGGCTTTATTTTTAAAATTAAGTATTCTATGTAATTCCTAAACTCTTTTCTTATTTGTATTTTTTCAACATAAAGAATTTCATTTTTATTATTACGAACAACACGCCTACAAATAAAATAGCAATATGTCCAAAACCGCGGATCATTTTTAATCGAATACAACTCAGAAATATCGTTACGTAAAATCGAAGGCGAGAAATTTTCATCACCCACCCTATATCCGCATACTGCTTTTACATTTTTACAACATAGTGTTTTATTTCCGCACACAGCAATATTCGTGATACTTCGCTGACGCGGATTGCTTACCGGCGTATTTTCAACAACTAAAATATTTGAATCGATGTTACTTAACATACTTTCGAGAAATACCGCAGATTGTCCACCATTATTTATCCGCCACAAAGCAGCAAGAACATTCCTCTGTTTTGCTAATTCTTTACTTGAGAAAACAACGGCAAAAACCTTTTCCCAATCATCAATACAACGGCTTGTTTCAGGAAATATGTCAAAATATACCTGCTCCACTTCATGCCGTATATCTTCCGGCAAAACAGCAATCGCTTTTATTAACTTTCGCTTGTTACTGTCTATTGTAAGATTAAAAGCTCTCGATCGAGGAAACAATAATTTTATTGCATCAAAAAAACCGCTCAATACTGCACTCCATCTATCGCCAAAGTCCCAAGCCTTGCCAACTCACCGTTATCAAGAGTGTACAACGGCATTACCTTTCCATCTTTCCATATCTCCGCGGTTTCAAATATCGCCTTGACGGATACTGCTATTTGATTAACAACCGTTATAATATGATTTTTTGAAATAACATTTGTCCGATTGTTATCATCGGAAAGACCGCGTATATACAAATCTCTATCTAAAAAATAATTTTTTAATAAAGGCCTTACTACCTGCGCAAAATCGGCAGGGACAATCCCTGACACGCCGGTAATTGCAACATCAAAAACAGCAACAGTAATCGGTTTTACATTTGAATACGAACCGTCGTTTTTTGGATCGATCATTGCCGTTAAAGGCTTCCGTGTTGCCTTGCCTGTTTCAGGATCATACGTGCACGATTCCCCTACCTTTTTTAATAAACCGTTATTAGGAATACGATCGGCATATACATCAGGAATACCGGACACATATAGCAGCACTCCGCCCGGCTGCTCCTTGTCATTGTATGGGTATACATTCAATACACCCGGAACTTCAGATGCCCAAATACGGTAGTCTGCCAATGCGCCGCCTTGCGGCTGCATCCTAAAGCGGTTGGCAACCCTACGCCGGTAACTTGCCTCCGTTTCATTATCTAACCCGACTCTTGTAACATCCAAAACAACCGCTTCCGTCTCGATAAAACCATACGGATTAACAAAATTAAGCGTATCATTTTGTTCAAGATTTCCAGCTGTTCCTATTTCCGTGCAAACAATTGAAACGTTTTCTTTTGTCTGCAATAGGGTTTTTGTTTCTTCCACTATATAGAGTTTTCCTGTTACACTGCTTTTTAACTGTATACCGGAATACAGAACACTTCCCTGCGTTAAAACATCAATAGTTATTATACCCCGCCATTGCACACCCGCCAGCGGCTCACCGACACCGAACAAAACACCTAACTTAACAAGCGGCCTGAGCCGTACTCCTAAAATTGTAACTTCTTCCCAATCAGCCGTTTCCGGAAACATTTGTAAAAAATACCAGCCGACTAATTTATATACAATGATAAAAATACCCGCAAACACTTTACATAAAATCTTAATAAAAGATTTAGGCAGAATCCGTAATTGCGTATTAAATTCATGCTCAAAAGAGCGGATTAAAAGCTGCTGTACTTCTTCAATCGTTTTGTTTTTATACGCCATCTATTCCATGCCCCCACAACAAGGCAAACTCTTTTTGATAGAGCGGTTGCCCTTTACTCTTTACTTCAACGCTTAACACAAAAGTATTCTTTCCTTTTGTTTTTCCGGCCGCAATAATTTCATCCGCCACACCATCGCTCTTTAACCATTCCAAATCAAGCGCAGCCGCTGTTTCAGCTTTTCGTATATTTTTAACGCTTAAAGGTAAGCCGGTAATCACCGCCTGAAACCGCGAAACCACCTTTTCAGTTTCCAGCGTTTCTTTAAGCGTATTCGCCCACCACGTACATCGGTTTTTAACCGTACCGGCATCATCTTTGTTACCGCCGAAAAGAGACAGATAGACAGCCGTTGAAAAGTCTTTGCACGGTTTTACAAGACCACCTTCGAGCACAATATCACCTCCGTCCGGCGTTTCAATCAAAAGAACATCGCCTGCAAAATCGCCCACTAACCGCCCCCGTGTACCACTTTCTTATTTTCAATATTTGAAAAATCCCCCGTCTGCATTGTTCCAATTGCACCCAGCAGCGCTGCCTGAAATACAGACGGGCTACCGTTTCCCGGTTCTGCAGCAGGAACTTTCAGCACCCCGAGCAACCCATTGAGAATAGCCGTATTTTTTTGCAGCTGCATTTTCAATTCTTCAATTTTAATAAGCCCGCCGTAATCACTGCCGTTGATTTCTGTCTTTCCTTTCGTTTTTATCTTACAATCGCCGTTTGTCTCAATTTCGATATTACCGGAATTAAGCATTTTGATTGTTGCAACAATTTTTCCGTTTTTATCACGGGCAAATAAAATCTTCTCCCCGCTCTTTGCGCCCTGTGATTTATTTAAAACACCAGCAACCACCTGTTCACCGGTACCGCCAGCCTGTACCAACAAAACCCTATCGTCTTTACATGGTACCGAATCATCACCGGCCGCAGAATATAAAAGCGGCTCTTCGCTAAAACCCTTCCGCGTTTCGACAGCAAGAGCGGTAAACGTATCGCTGGCAGCCTTGAGCACCTTGCCGATTATTCCCACGGCATCACCTCCGGAATTTTTCCGGTATAAGAGCCGGGCAAGACTAAAGATAGCTGCGTTGTTTTTTGATCTCCGGTTCGTATCATTTTTATATTACGTGCGATAAAATTTGTTTCCCGGCGTATCATCGCCTTCGGCGCCTTGACGCAAATGCACAATCCTTTTTTACACAACCGATTATCAATTAAAATATGTCCTTCGCACGTTAATTCATATGAAACGCAATCGGCAAACATCTTTCCAGCCTGCGTATTTACTGCTTTTTCTAAATCGCTCTGCGTTTTTGCATCGTCAATTATCATTGATTTATAACGCATAACCCCCTTATTGATTAAATACTTATTTTTAAACGTGTACGAAAGACTGTCATTTTTTTTGTCAGTTTTAGTAAAGCCGGTAAGATGACTATAAAAACCTTGCGCATTAAACTTCGGTGTTATTGATAAAAGCGGCGCTTCTCCTTCAATAAATGATATAGCGGCTTTTTGCTCTTTTGCAGTAAAGAAAAGCAAATTGCCTTTTTCATCATTGGTAAAAAGCAAATCGCGTTGTTTTAAGAGTTTCGTTAAAAAGGACAAGATACTTTCTGACGGTTCACAGGCAACCTTTTCAAAAGAAGCTCCTGCATTTCCTTGTATTCCGACTTCAACACTATACGCTTGCACCAATTCGTCGGCAATCTGTTTCACCGTCAGCCCTTTATATTGCGCTGGATATTTCGCAGGCGGTACATTACAATCGTTCAATACGCCGCACAGCGGATAGCCCTGCAGCGTTATTTCTGACGAAACATCTTCCAGCTTCGGATCAGGCGTTAAGAGCCTGCCGTTAAAAACAAGCACACCTTGATAATAAATCTCACATAATTTAAAACTAAACGGCTCAATCGCTTCCTGCAAATCTTTCAAGGAATTATCATACGGCGCAGAAAAAGAAAAGGTGTCAAGTGAGTCAAACGACAGATTTAATTCATAGCCAGTAAAACCAACGAACTTTTTACCCCCAATAACAATCGCAACATCTTGTTCGCCATCAGCAACCTCAACCGTTGTTGTAACGCCTCCCTGCATTTTTTCTTTTACAGGGACAACCAATATGTCGCCGGGAAAAATGAGCGGAGACCCATCTATAGCCGTTTTTCTTCCCGTAAGTTGCGGATTAGCCAATACAATATCATGCCATTTATTGAACGATCCTAAATATTTTATTGCGATTGCACCAAGCGTATCGCCTGAAACTACCTTATGCACTTTTGACATAATAGGTAATCTCCTTGCCCATCGGCAATAAAATAATTTCATCAGCCGTGAGCTTGTTTTCAAAAATAAGCTCATCCACATAATCAACGGAACCGTACAGCTCGGCGCTTAATTCTATAAGCTGTCGATCTCGATCAAGCACAATAGTACGGCGCATAGGCAGCGCAAATGAACTATTGATAATCAGCGCTGCGCTTTGATACACAACATCGGACAATAAAAAAGACGTTTCATTATTTATGTCAACGAATGCATTTGCCTTTACCTTTGTATCATCAAAATTTTTTACCAGCTCAAAAAGATTGATGACAGCTTCCGCCGCATATATCGCCTCTTCCCGCGATACCTGAATAGCGGCCGCACCCTTTTGCGCTGAACCTTCGGCAATCTGTAGCGCAACGCCGGAAGCAACGGAAGCAGCCGCAGCGCTTAGCGATAAGCGGGCTGTCATAATAGCGTTTGCAATATTGCGTGTACCGAACGGATCATGCTTAAACTGATTTATCAGCTTAGCAATTAACGCTGAATATCCTTTTATTTTTTCTGTAATATTGATTACCACCCGCGATGGATAGCGCATTAAATTTAATGTAAAGCGCGCCGTATTAAGCCCCTTGTTAATGGCGTTTGAACTCTTATCAAACATTGTATTAACCGCATTTTTTAATTCTGCAACGGTTGTTAAAAAATCGCCATAACTTCCGGCATGTGAGCTTATCAGCGGTTCCATTGTACTTTTTATCTGTTCTGTTTGCGTATTTAAAACCGACTTTTCTCGTAGCTCATCATCAATCGTACCGGCGGAAACACCGCGCGCAAAATCTTCACACGCAGCATCCGAAAACGCTTCATACTTTTCTTCGATTTCTGCGGCGGCAACCGTTTCAAGTTTCGGAATGACATCATCGGTAATAATTTTTACAAACGTAACTTCAACAACCGATTCATTAAGGCCTGAAAGTAAGTCATCAACCCGTTTTATTTTTCCATGCGGCACTACTTTATGAATACCATATACCGGATGCTGCAATTCTCCAACGCCCCGCTCAAACAGCATTGCCTCAAAGCTATCCGCCTGCTCCATACAATCGGAACCGTTAAAAATACAGGTAAGCGGAAAACTCGTTGCACCGGCGCCCTGATGCTGCACATGTGCACCGTCTTTATCGGGAAAAGTAAAAAGCCCTGTTTTTAAATCCGTTTCTTTAGAAACACTGCCGAATAGAAACGATACTTCCTTGCCGGACGGAGCGGTATATTTTGCTTCGGTTATTCTTTTTTCCCATTCCATGAGAACAACCCCTAATAGCTTCCGGAAGCAACAAGATTAAATGCCGGAGATTTGGGCGGCTTTGAAACCCGCGCTTGCGTACCCTGCTCCGCACGTACCGAAATTTCGGCATGTTGATAACTATCTTGCCGCGAATAATAAGCGACCTGTTGCGCCGGCGAAATAGGAGCTAATTCCGGCGCGGAACCGCCCG